TACGTCAGATAGAAGAAGAGGTTCACGAGTTAACAATTCGTATTGGAACTATCGAAGCTCTTTGGGATCAGGATACAGAATGATACAACAGCTTATTGGACCTATTGTTAACCTTGTTGGTGGGCATCTTCAGCGCAAGTCAGAAGAGAAGAAGGCTGTCCATGAGCGTAAGATGGTAGCTATACAGCAGGACGCTAACTGGGAAAACATACATGCAAACAATGCGGCTAACTCATGGAAAGACGAGTGGTTTACGATCTTGTTTTCAGTACCTTGTATTCTTGCGTTCTTTCCTAGCATGGTTCCTGTAGTAATGTCCGGCTTTGAAGCATTAGATTCTATGCCTGAGTGGTACAAAGGTTTCTTGGGTGCTGCTGTTGCAGCTTCATTTGGGCTACGTGGTTTAGCTAACTGGAAGAAATAATATGGCGTTACGACCTACAAAAGGAATGCTTACTAGCGGACCTAGCTATCCTACTAAAGGATTGCCCGGAGAAACTGATCCGTTTGATCCTAATGCACGGACTACTTCTTTTAGGCAAGGTGATCCTACAGGTGCTTATCGAGATAATGAACAGGAACGATACATAGTACCTGACATTCTTATGCGCCTTTTACAAGGCATAGGTCAATCTGAGATTGGGACAATATGGGCTGATCCTTCTATTGAAGAAATACTTCTAGCCAACAGTATTAAAATGAATCCAGAGGCTCCCCTTGATTTATCAGTCTTATTAGATTCACCCGAAGCCGCTTCTCAAGTATTTGCCGTAATTCAGGAATCTCTTACTGAGGCTCAAGAAATAGCAGATGTTTTATCTTCTGGGGACATTACGTCTTTAGAAGATATGGAAGCTCCTAGTGGATTAACAACTACATTTCTTGAACAAGGGGCCATGCAGTTTGCTGGCGGTCCTGTTTCTACAGCAACACCCCCCGGAAGAGATGAAACACTTGTAATCACAGGTGGCGCTGGTGTTACTATAGATATTGAAAACATCCTAGGAAACGCTGGTAAAGAAGGAGGAGAAAGTCTTGAAGATATTTTAGACGCTATAGTACCTTATATTCCCGGTGTGTCTTTACCTAACTGGATGCCTACTGCTGGTGTTATCTTTTTACCGACAGTAGGAGAAGCAATAAACAAAGTTAATGAAATCGCCGGTGACATTGGTAACGCTATTGAAGAAGGAGGATCTTTAGGAGAGATCTTAAGTACTATTGGCACAATTATTGTAGGCGCTGGTGGAGATGCTGTAGAACAAGTTCAAGAACAAATTAATAAAGTAATAAGCCAAGTTACTGGAGCAATAGCAAACCCAACACAAGCAGGAACTATTATTGGCGGTGTGCTAGCTGGTAGTTTTCCTTCAGGCATTCCTGATTGGCTTGGTGGTATTTTATCAGAAAACATAGGCAGTGCTGTGTACGGTGCTGCCCGTAATGTTTTAGTAAACTCAGGTACAGCTACAGAAACTCAATTACCTCCAGTTACTACAGAAACACCAGAGCAAGACCCAACCCTTATGTTTACCAACAGGGGTAACAACTACTTTGTAAGCAGTGAAGGTGATGAGTACTTCCAGTTAGCTGAGAGTGAAGACCTTGACTTTGAATTAAACGGTCAGTACACCAGAGAGCAACTAGACAATACTGGTTTAGAAACCATAGGCTCTGGTACGTATCAGTCATTAATAGATGACCTTTCGTTTCATGCACTAGAAGAAGATATTTATCAGTACTCTCTTGAAGACTTAAGAACCCGTTATGAAGAAGAAGGCGGTATAATTCCTGGTGATTGGAAAGAAATGGACGATGAGTCAAAGTATGGTTTTTTACTAGATGACTACTTTGAGATTCCTACACAAGTTTCAGACCCTGATAGAGGAGAGCCGCCAACTGAACCTGAGCCGCCTGTAACCGTACCTGAACCGGAGCCTGAACCACCTATAGATCAGCCTGAGCCAGAACCTGAGCCGCCTGTAGATCAGCCAGAACCTGACCCAGAACCTGACCCAGAACCACAGCCAGAACCTGAGCCAAGCCGAAGCGACATAGAAGGTTTGTTTGCTGATTTCCTAGAACAACTTGATACAGAGTTTACAGGGCAGCAAGACCAGATAAATACTATTATCAACAACTTTGTTGAGACTCTGCCTGACTTTGACGCAATGCCCACAATGGCTGACATTGCTGAGTACTTTGAAATCAACGGCGTTACGCTGTCACAACAGAACTTTGACCGTATACGTGAAGAGTTGTCTAATGCTGGTTATCTGACACAGGAACAGTTAACAGAAGCTTTACAGGGTGTTGCTACTCCTGAACAAGTACAACAGGCTATTGAAGGTGCTGGGTTTGCTACACCAGAGCAGGTAATACAAGCACTAGCAGAAGCAGGTTATGCTACTCCAGACGACATTACTACTGCACTATCTAACTCAGGGTTCGTTACAGAAGACCGTATGTTACAAGCCTTAGCAGAGGCTGGGTACGCTACACCAGAACAAGTAGAGCAGATTGTAAACAACGCTGTTGCTAATATTGTTATACCTGAAGGTGCTACTACTGAAGAAGTACGTCAACTAATACAAGAGGCTATTGACGGTATTCCTGAAGGCATTTCTTTAGGTGACGTAGGTAACTTAATTAACGATGCAATATCTAACATAGACTTCCCTCCTAATTTGTCTGGAGATGATGTTAGAGGTATTGTAGACAGCTTTGGGTTTGCTACTACTGAAAATGTACAGGACATAGTAAACACAGCCATTGCTAACATCCAGTTTCCTGAAGGGGCTACTACTGAAGAAGTACGTCAGTTAATTCAAAGTGCTCTTAATGGTTTACCTGAAGGCATATCGCTTGAAGATATTGGTGGTATAGTCAATGAAGCTATAGCTAATATACAGTTTCCTGAGGGTTTGTCAGAGGGCGATGTACGTGGCATTGTAGACAGTTTTGGGTTTGCTACTTCCGCTGACGTACAGACTGGATTTGATAACCTTAACGACAAGCTTGATAGCGCTGTTAACGGTCTTTCTGTACAACTAACAGAACAAGAAGCAGAGTTTTTAGCAGGTCTTACAGGTGTTGAAGCATCAGTACTGCAACAATTAGCTGCTACAGAAGGTGGATTAAGAAGTGAGTTAGAAACTTTAGGGTTTGACCTAACTGAGTTTCAATCAGACGTAGCAGGTAGATTTGACCAGTTTGAAGACACCTTTGCTGCTTTTCAGACAGACGTAAGCAGTCAATTTAGCGATCTTAACGACAGGTTTGATGACGCTTTAGATGGCATTGCTACCCAGTTTAGTGACCAAGAAGCAGAATTTCTAGCTAGTGTTACTGGTCTTGAGGCATCGTTAATACAGTCACTAGCATCCGTAGAAGGTGGTCTTAGTGCTGAATTAGAGATGCTAGATCAAGACTTAGTTTCTCTACGGGAAGACGTAGCAGGTAGGTTTGACGAGTTCCGTAGTTTTACTTCAGAACAGTTTGAGTTTGCTGCGGAAGAACGACAGAATTTACAACAAGCTATTATTGCCGCTAATGGTGACATTACACAGCTAAGTGCTGACATGCAGCAACAGTTTGCAAACTTTGGTGGCACTATAACTGAGCTGTTTGCTGGCGTTGGTGTTGACATAAATGCACTACAAGCAGGTCAGATAACGCAGCAAGAAGCACTAGAGCAATTGCGTACGTCTATAAGCCAACAGTTTACTACGGCGCAGGAAGATCGTCAGGAGCTACAACAGGCAATCATTGCTGTTAACGGTGACGTAACCCAGCTTAGTGATGACATGATGCTTAGGTTCCAACAACAGGACCAAAGTATTGAGGACTTGTTTGCTGGTACTAACGTAAACATTGAAGCGTTACGTCAAGGACAAATAAGCCAACAAGAAGCCTTTGATGCTTACCAAGATTACACAACAACACAACTTGGTCAAGCACAACAAGAACGCTTAAACCTTGCTCAAGAAATAATTGGTGTTGGTGGTCAAGTAGAAGCCTTAAGTGCAGATAGTCAACAACGATTTGCTGAACTAGGACTGTCATTAGCTGACTTACAAGAAGAGTTTAGTGTAAACCTTATAGGATTGCAGCAAGGACAGGTTAGCCAAGCTGAAGCGTTTGGACAGTTTAGAGATAGTGTGACTACACGATTAGGCCTTGGTGAACAAGAGCGTGAGGAAATACTTACGCGTCAAACAGAATTTGAAAGAACTTACGGCGAACAACAAGAAGAACTACAAGAACAAATTACAGCAGGAAATATAGGTTTGTTAAGTGCTATGGGTTCTGGCTTTGCAGGTATAGGTGGAGGAGCGCCTGAGCCTGCGCCTTTTAAAGAGTTTATGAAAGGTATTACGTACCGTCCTAGAGAAGCACCACAGCTTGCTATTAAAACGCCAGCAGTAGACTACAACGAAGAAGCACAACAATTATTAATGCGTACCCGTAGACGAGGAATGTTGGTATGACGTATCTTAACTTAATGAATAATGTACTGCGTCGCTTACGTGAAGAAGAAACCACGTCAGTTACCGGCACTACTTACGTTAAAATGGTAGGGGACTTTATAAACGATTCAAAGAAGCTAGTAGAAGAAGCAACTGATTGGTCTGCTTTACGTGACACTATTGTAGTAACTACTGCTGCATCAGATAATAGTTATTCACTAACTGGCAGTAGCGACAATGTAAAAGTCATGTCTGTTCTTAATGACACTAAGAACTGCTTTATGGACTACCAAACTAAAGACTGGTTTAACGAGCAAATCTATTTACTTAATGCATCAGAAGGCGCGCCTTTATACTATACATACAACGGGCTGGACGCTAACGGAGACACTGAAGTCCTTGTTAGTCCTAAGCCAGACGGTGTGTATAGCTTAAGATTTAATGTTATTAAAAGACAAGCAGACTTAAGCACTAACACAGACACTCTTCTTGTACCGTCAATGCCTGTAGTACACCTTGCAGTGGCACTGCTTGCACGAGAGCGTGGAGAAACAGGAGGCACTTCTACTGCTGAGTACTTTGCTATTGCTGATAAATTCTTGTCTGATGCTATTGCTATCGACGCAGCTAAACACCCAGAAGAGATGATCTTTAGGACTATCTGATATGGCTCAAGAACTTAAAAGTATTAATCTTGTAGCTCCGGCGTTTAAAGGTGTTAACACCGAAGACTCGCCACTGGCTCAAGACCCGTCGTTTGCAGAAATTGCAGACAATGCTGTGATTGACAAACGTGGTCGTATTGCTGCACGTAAGGGCCACACTGTCGTAACTACAAACAAAACTGTGCTTGGTACTGATGCATTACGTGCTATTAAAGAGTTTAGGGATGACGCTGGTAACACTAAAGTTTTTTCTGTTGGCAATAACAAGATCATTAGTGGTACAGCTACGTTAGTGGACGAAACCCCTGCTGGGTACAGTATTAACGCAGACAACTGGAAGCTTGTAGACTTTAACGGTC